ATTCTATACGTGTTTCGATCAGATTCTATATCATAATCCCCCACTAATCGTATGGATATATTATCCATCGTTTCCTGACCAACCATGGGGTTGCCAACAGGGGCACCAAGGCGACCAAATGCGACCGTAATAGCGTCTTTACACCAAAGCATGTTTTGCACATGGCTGGAGTTAGGAGCACCGGATACGAAAGTCAAAGGCATGTTATCAGCAGGGCCAACAACAACGTTTTGATATTCTGTACCAGGAAGGATAGGAGGGCTGATAAGCATAGTCATTACGCCACCAACTTCCACCGCGTCTTCCAACACCGTGAATGTCTGTAAACGATTCTGATCACCGCGTGTACGTGGGTTAACAGAATTAACACCAGTCACAAGGTCACCAAGAACGAATACGTCACCGGCAAGAACAGTAGCAAGCGGATCAAATCCGTCCACGATCAAGTTTTGTTGATAACCAACGGCAACATCGGAATACACCAACGTTTCTTGACCAGCACCCATAACCAAAGGAGTACCAATGTGGTTACCGTTAGTGTGCGTAGGCAAAGATTGTGAAGTGTAAAGCATGAAATTGGCATAGTACCCAATACTTGCATATTCGATAGCCTTAGCAGCAATCTTCTGTGGGAACACGTTTTGCAGGCCAGTAGACAGGCTATTGGTAGCAATAGGTGAGTAGAAACCATGACGGTCATTCATCTCGACCCCTTGTTCGTCCAAAACGGCTTTTGCGTTGGCAACGTCAATAAACGCACTAGGAAGCACGCCAGGTGTACCAGTGAAATTCCAAATTTTGGTATATTCATCGGCAATCGCCGTTTCCACAATTTGTGCCAATTCTATGGCCGCAGGGCGAATGTAGCGCTCACTGAATTCCTCGATTTGTAAGCCAAGCTCTTCAGTTGAAAATTCAAACGCGGCATGTACGCGGCGATCCAGTTCCAGGTTTACGAAACCTTCAGACCAAATGCGGGTAGTGGCAGCAATTGAAGCACCTTCACCAGGAAGAATACGATTCCGTTTACGTACACGGATACTGTTACCAATTTTGCTTGTAAAAGCGGTGTCATGCTTGCGGTCTACTTTGTCAAGTAAAACGATAGCATTTTTAAATTCACTAAGGGCAGCCTTAGTGATAATGTCGGGGGATAAGAGGGTATTTGGACCCGCAGCGTTAGTAGGCATTTGAATGCTCCTAAAAAGTTAAGTTATTGTTGTACTTCTTTTTTACTTTTTAAGCGGGTCAAATGCTTTCGTACTAATGTAGCAATGTTTTGATTACAAAACTACGTTGCAGACGTGTCGTTCAATATCTATTTATCAAAATGGTTTTAAGTTTAATTTAAACGCCACATATTATTCGTATGTGGCGTTTTATCATCAATCCTTCTTGTTATAACTTGCGTAAAATTCTTCCATTGACGAATCCTTGTTGTACAATGGATCGTTAGTGGGCGCAACACCACCACCACTTCCTGTTGAAAACGGAGCAGGTTGTTGACCAACTGTTTTGGTGGCCGGGTTAACAATCTAACCGGTGTCATAGAATTCAATTTATCATTGATCTCTGGGTTAGCCAGCAACAAATGATCCAAAGCTGGACCAACATCCGAAGACATAATGGCATCATGTACATGTGGTGCTATTTTCATTGTTGCACCATTCTTCCCAATCGCGTCATTGTAATCAGCATTGTTGGCAGCGTAGGCAACAGCTTTAACGTTAAAAGCAGCGCCAGCTTGATCAGCAAGAGCCTTGGCATTCAACGCATCTTGTTGCTCTTTAAAAGCACTATTGGCAGCAGCAACCTGTGTCGCAACTGTTTTTTCAATGTACGCACTATCGTACGCCGTTTTGGCACTATCAAAAGCAGTCTGATCAAAGTCATGACCTTCAAGTGTTGGGGCAACCAAGGCATCAGGCGCAGGCGCAGCAACAGCAGGTGCCATCGCATCCAACTTAGCCTGTAGTTCATCACGTTCCTTCACGGCGGCTACTTGATCACGTTCAGCCTGTTTGTATTTGAAATACGTACTATTATGGTCTTTTTTGCTTACCCAATCATCCTTGTTAAATTCTTGTTCTACTGCTTCCGGTTCAACAACTGATTCTTGTTCAACGGCTACCTCAGGTTCAACAGCTTCATTATTCTCAACATTTTCATCTGACATTATGGTTCTCTCCTATTGGTTATTATTATTTTGTGGTTCTGCTTCCGGTAAAGGTGGATTCATCAAATCATCAACATCCATTGATTTATGCAGCGCGTCAATAGACCGCGATTGTGCTTCCATCTCACCCGGTAATATCGGGAAATCAATGGGGTTGCCAAGTTCATCAAGATTCTTATTAATCTTTGTCTTGGTTTCAATCGCTTCAACCTGATTTTGTAAAGTTTGTGAATGCTTATGCGTTGTATCAGCCCTGATCTTTTCAGTTGACCAGCGCGTGAAATCAATATTCGATGCCTTGATTTCATTGTCAAGTTTCATTGATTCAAGCTGTAGTATTTCACCCGGACTCGGTTGCGGCGCATTGGCCTGCATGGCTGCTAACTCTTCTTCATTGGGTTCAATCAAACCATCGCGCAACATAACACCCCGCATACGTTTGGTTAATTCTGTAGCCTTTTCAAAGTCCATAACTTCGGCAACCAAATCACTTGATAACAAACGGAACCGTTCGTCGCCTTCAGCCATCTTGATCATCATGTTCAACTCTTCAACACGCTTGCTTGCATAGCTGGGTCCAGAATGTGCGGTTATATCGTAAGTACCATGGCTAAGATCAAGTACCGATACCTCTTTGTTGGTTTGCGCATCAAAAACAGTCCTATTAATATCAACATTCATGGTTTCACCATCTTCTTTCAATATCATAACCTGCATTTGCTGGTTGTAAACTTTAGGAATCAGGTCCAACATCAACTTGCCTGTATGGTGAACGCCCTTAACAAGGTTATCCAACAATTGATGCGTTGTGGTGTTGCCTTGCCTTTGCAATGCTAATACTGCCCGACCACTTTGATCAAACTGCGCATCACCCATCGTAGGTGCAAACATGCCGGTAACCGACTGTAAATCTTGATCCGCTTGTCGAATCTGGTTGATCAACGCTTCCTGTACCGCCGGGGCACCACTACGCTTAGGAGGACCAGGCTCTTTGGGATCATGGTTATAAGGCATAAACGGCGTATTCGATACGTTAAATTGTTCATATTCACGCTTAAACCCTGCTGTCTGTATTGGTGTCACCCAAAATGGATCTTTTGGTGACAAACTTGATACTTCAATCGCTTGGCTTGTGGCATAGTTGTAAACACGTTGCGAATCGCGGGCAGGACGTGTAATGCCATGCGCGTAAAATTGTGAATTAATCCAAGCAGAGTAGCCGAAAACGACCACAACTGGAATCATATTTCCGGGCCAATCATGCGGGCCTTCAAGAATATCACCATTAGAAATCTTATAATGCTTTACCGAATATGTAATACGTTCGCGCGTCTGAACAACCGTGATACCTTCTTGTTCCAGTTCATCAATGATCGTCTTGGTATCATCATCCAGTTCCATGATATTGCCATCTGACATCAATGCTAATACCTTTGTGGTTGGCACTTTCAAATAATAATCAGCGATTCGAACAGTGTCGCGCGTTTGCCACGCTGTTAAAAAGTTGGTCTGGTTGTTTGACAGAAAACTTGAATTGATCTTGCCGGGATAACGACTTTCAAAAGCACTACGGCTTATATCTTCAGTCACCATCATCCACATGCTATCTTGACGGTTCTCGCTGGTATCCGCAGGATCGTAAAACACGCTGGTACACGCGCTCTTTATGCTTTTCAATTTTAATTCACGTTCAAAACTATCAGGATTCTGAAAGTCAATATCAACCTGCCATGCACCCATTCCACAAGTCACGATTTCGTTATACGCGGAATCCATCACGTCCTTAAAATTGGATTGGTTTTCAATATTGCGAATCAGCCCTTCATATACTTCAGCGGTTT